TCTTTGAGAATTACTGCTCGACCAAAAAGTAATACTAAACCCAACCACATAAAAAGAACAACATCCACGCTAGGAGTGCTGTCTGTTAATCCGGTTAATAACGCAAGTAATGTTGGGATGGTAGCAGCGTGTAGTGCAATTGCTGCTAGCCAGCCCATGGTTTCTGCAGAGATTTTACTAAAATGGGTAGAGAAAAACTCTACCACATTTAGTTTAATTTTATCAAAATCAATTTTATTTGAATTTTCCATTTTTACAATCTTTGATTTGGTTGTTGAAGTTAAAAGTGGCATTGCGTATCCTGCTTAACTACCATAAAAAATATGGCGTCCAATTTTGGCTATAGGCTTTTTACCCCACCCTGGTTGAACATAGTCAGCATGATAATACATTGCATTTTTGAGACTAGGTAGTCTAAAATTTTCTAGTAATACTTTTTTAGCAACTTCTGCACTTTCATTGTACAAAGGTTGATAAATTGGCCTAACTCTATGAGTACCATCACAGTACCAAGAGAACTGACAAACCACTTTTGAGTAGATGACGTTTTTCTGATATACGACTGCACAGATGTCATTGGGAAACTGGCTACTGTTAGCGCGATTGATTGTTACTTGAGCCACAGCTACTTTTCCTTCAAATGGTTCGCTGGCGGCTTCCCAATAAATGTTCTGCGTTAGGCAACGTAGCTGGCGAGATCTTTCTTCACCAGTTACTGGATGCATTGCAGCCATCTCGGCACGTTCTGCCTTGAGTGATTCAAATTTGTTTTTGGTGACCTCTACCAAGGTGTATGTGGCAAGCCACATACCAAAAACGATTGATACAAATTTTGCTATGTTAGGCAAATGTTGTCTCATCTATTTTTCCTCCTTCTTTAAGGTTGTAGTTTTATATAACAATGATATTTTTGAGAAAACAACTGCTATAACCCCATAATATGGGTACATTATAACATTTTTTCTGGTTTTTTACAAGTAATATGAGTACATTATGATTGTATCATCCGGCAATCACATCAGGGCTTCCGCCGGCAGCAGCATCGCCACAACCAATGGCATCGCCAATTCTTGCCACTGCTAGACCGTTCACAAAGAAGGTCGAGCTGCCGCCAGATTGAGCACCACCGTGTGTGTCAGGGGGTCCTGGATCGGTATGATCCGGCCAGGCATCAGAGACTCGAACAACACCTTGGCCGTTGATAAAAACATCTGGACTTCCGTTAGGTGTGCTCGGCCTCGGAACATATCCACCATGTCCGGTGCTTGGATCTAAATTGGTTCTTGTTACCGGTGGCATCAGTATTTTCCTTGAGCTACATATTGGACAAGATATTTTTGTCCGGGAGTGAAACTAGTATTATTTATAGTTTGGGTTATGGTGAATGGAGTACCATTCACTATCACCGTATAAGTGGCTGTAGCGGTGCCGCCACTTGCTGCCACATATTCAGACACAAAATTGTATCCTGGCGCAATGTCTTTAAATCTTGCTGCACTTTGCACCGCTTTATCACCGTCTTCGTAAGTAATTGATTTATCAAAGTTATCATTATACCTACCGCTGACGGTAATTGTTGTATTGCCATCAATCCCAACTGGTGCACCTACCACAATTGCCACATTTCCCAATGCCGAACACGTTGCACTCACAGATGTAATTGCAGGATCGCCGATGTTGGTGTTTACATTAAATGTTATATTAAGATCAACATCTTCTCCGACAGCCGGGAGTGTACTAGGCGTTACAAACATGTTAGGTTATGATACTTCCCCTGGTCACAGGTTCTATGCCAGTGGTAGTTTTAATGTAGTGTTTTTGCATGGCGTCAATACTGGCAGCATGCATGATAACATGTTCTTTCTGTAAGACCACACTGGCATCTGCATCAGCGGTAAACAGACTTTGAATAAGTCCCATTCCTTGTGGACTAGGCATTACTGTACACGGCTTTGCAATTTCAAATCCATTAGGACCAGAGTCGATGACTCTTGCCACAATTTCATCTCCGGTAATTAATTTGAAACTAACAATATCGCCTTCTTGATAACCTTTAGATACTAACATTTAGTTTTTTACCTTTTCAAAAAATTCAGCTGTTTGTTTGTTTAATCCGTTAAATCCTCCAGGGATTAATTCATATCCGTGAAAGATTTGTGGTACACTTCTTAAGCCTTTATCTAACAACATCTGCCGCGATTCGGTATCGTTCTCGATGTTAATTTCGTTAAAAGGCACCCCTTTACTTTCTAGTAATTGTTTTGCTCTATCGCAAAACGGACAATTGTTTTTGGAATATATTGTAAGCATAGTGTTTTATTATAATGAATGTTTTGTATTTACGCAAATTTATGTTGCTCGGGTATTTTGTCCAAGATCATTTGATGCAATTGGTTTCTAATGTCTTTTCTATATTGGTACAGATGATTATAATTGTGTATTCTAATGTGTTCAGTTTCTTTTAGAACCCATTCTGGGTCTAGTTTGCTTAATGCTTCGACTTGATCAAATGCCAATTTAAACCTAAGACTAGAATCTCCACAATTGTCATACGACTCGTCTATTACGTTGTCAAAAGTTTTGAACCCAAGTTCCTGTAGGAATTTGAGTGTATGCATAGGACCAAACAACACAAACAGTCGTTGCCCCAACAATACCTTGGCAATTTTTTCTGTAATAAAGAACGGACCAGGATCATGGGATTTAGTTGGGTCAAAATGCTGAAACAGCGTTTCGCAACAGATACTGTAATAAGTTTTATTATAAATTTCCCAAGGAGTAATTTCGCTGATATCTCTACGAATATTGTCCGAAACTTCCCAATTTGAGTTTAAATTAGGCGACACATAAGGCCATATTAAATTGTTTTTTATAACATCAACCGCTTCGGCATTTAACAACATGCTAGGATCGTTGCCATCAAACCCAAATTCTTGCCTATATGTTACAATTGATTTAGTTAAAAGGTCCGGATTGGAACAGAATCTAGCCATTACATAGGATCTATGTACCCTACGTGCGCCTAGCAATGCTTCAAACAAAAATGGTCTAGATTCACTAGTATATGGTTTAAAAGAATTTAACCGCATGTGTTGGAAAATCCACCATGGTCTATATACAACATTCAAATCAATCAAACGGTCTTTGACACCGCCCACAGCTAATACATAATTTTTTATATTACACGGATTGATACACTGAGTTAAAATTGTGTCGTGTTCGATGTATTCAATGTCTGATAAAATTACTAAATCAAATTTTGACCAATCTATGGAACAAAGCGTTTGATTGTACGAATAACTGCCCGGTTGATTAAACATCGCAGGAACAGCAGCAACACGATATGGCTGTGCCAAACACTCTTCTATGTTGTCCGTGGTTTGAAATAGTGGGAAATCTTCGCCTTGCCAATCATTCATGGAATCTACAGCCGCGCGAGGTGGCAACAAGGTAAAGATCTTGTATCGAAACTGATTCATATACGTTTGGCTATGTTTTGATAGATGTTATCAAAATTTACTACAGTATTGGTTTCAAATTGAAATAATATACTGTCATCGAGTCTAGGACAAGCATCAACATAACAATTGTAGTCAACAGAATTTAATTTTGCCATTTCGTTGTCGTCGTTGATGTTTCTTATTTCGCACCTGTGCTGTACAGTTCTATCTATATTTCGCTTGGTCAATGCATAATTTCCAAGAATTTCGTATTCGCTAAACCATATAAGATTGGTTTCAGCTTCACGATGGCAACTGTCAATGATTGCATCAAGAAAATGTTTACTGTGTCGTTGTTCTAACTGTTGCCGCATGTTGTTCCAATCCTGTTTAAGGAAAGGTAAAAATTCAGTGATAAAGCAATCAGTTGTTTGTCTTTGTATACCTAGACTGTTTTCTATGACAGAGTAGTATCCTGGACTGTGGGTAGTATCAGGTAAAATAAAAAAATTAGGAGTATCACCGTTGAAACATCGATACGGAGTTATTGCAAATGTGTCAGGATCTTGTATAAGAATTTTTTCATCTTCAAAATAATCCAAGCATGCAATTTTCAAAGCTTGTTGTCTAAGCCATGTACCACGATAATCTCCAGGTTGATCCCAATTTAGAATTTCTGGGTATGCATCAATTAATTCTTGATCATTTACATAAACAAATCTGCTAGGATCGTCTACGTACTTTCTTAGAGTTTCGTTGTAATGCTTTTCAGCAATATTACTTACGATATAAGTTTTATCTATACCTTCAAGAAAATGATCAAATTGAAAGGCCATGATTGCATGGCCCATTCGATACCCACCAACAAATACAGCTCTAGCTGTCAAAGACTAAATCCTTTAAACGTGTTAGAGTCAACGTCCTGTTTTGTGCCGCCGATCACATAACTTGAAATCTCTGTTTCTTGTGGTGCTACCTGTACCTCTGCACCAGCAATCCACTTGGCTGTCCAAGGTAGAGGATTGGATCCCGGTTTCATTCCGCAATTCAATCCTACAGCAGTCATACGTTTGCAGGTCAACCAGTCCACATACTGACTTAGCAATTGTTCATTTAATCCAATCATGCTACCATCTTTGAATAGGTACTTGGCCCAGGCTTTTTCTTGAGCTGCTGCCGCCAAAAACATTTGCTCACATTCTGCACGAGTTTCTTCTTTGATAGAAGCATAGTCAGTATCGTCTGCCGGAAGCAGCTTCAGGAGGGTCTGTGTTGACCCAAGGTGTACATTTTCGTCTCGTGCAATGAGCTTGATAATTTTAGCATTACCTTCCATCTTTTTCAACTCTGCAAATGCCCAACTGCAAGCAAATGAAACATAGAAACGGATTCCTTCTAATGCATTGACACTGTTAAGACATAGCCATAATTTCTTTTTTAGATCTCTGCGATCAATCTCAACTGTGTTTCCGTTTACTGTGTGTGTTCCATAGCCGAATAGATTATAGTATTGCACAGTCTCAATGAGATCATCGTAATACTTGCTAATATCTTTAGCACAATCCACAATGTCTTTTATATCCGTGAGCTCGTCAAATATAACGCTAGGGTCACTATAAACATTGCGGATAATGTGAGTATAGCTACGGCTATGAATCGTTTCATTAAAGGCCCAGGTTTGAATCCAAGTTTCGAGCTCAGGAATAGTAGCGATGGGAAGAAAAGCAAGATTGGGACTACGACCTTGAACACTATCCAAAAGGATCTGTCGCTTAAGATTGCTTGTAAAAATATGTTGTTCATGTTCGGTCAGTTCTTTGAAGTCTTTGCT